GGGGTCAGCCACTTGAGGGGCTAAGTTCTTAATGTCCATCCCCTGTACCCTCACTGTCCTATTAAGATCGTGTATGTAGTCATTGATCTCTGTATTCAAAGCTGTCATGTCTTGGGAGGGGTCTATCTCTGCATCCTTGTCTAATAGGAAAGCGAGACCTGGAAATGCTCCCCTCCAGAACATCTCACCACTGCCCCCTGCTACGAGATGGAGTCCACTGATAAGGTTATATACGTTCATCAGTCTTGGAGTGCCGTAGATGTCATCCTCTAGAAGCTCATCAGCTACATGAATAACTCTAGTCCAGTGAACTGATGTTGTGGTAGCACTATCTATTATATTTGCATTATCTGACTTGGTGGTTGATACATCTACCTTGTATAATTCAGGTAGACCATAGCGAGGGTCAGCTGTATCTTGAATGAACTTCTCAATCACTACCCTGTTCTGTTTATATGGTCTACAATATATCAACTCTGTGGCTGAAGTGACTTCTTCCTCTAATGTTTCAGCTCCATCATTGAATCCCAATAAGAGAATCCCGAAGTCTCCTACACCTGACAACTTATCTACCCTAGACATATAGTGCCATATCTTCTTCTCCTTAACTAATGTATTCCATTGCTTCTCAAACTCTGTCTCGTCTCCTTCTTCCTGTTCTGTGATTGATGGAGGGTTTTGCCATGAAGCATTTACTGGGGCATCAATTACCCTCTTAGCTATATGTTCCCTTGTATAGAATCCCCAGTAGTTGTCGAACTGAAGTTCTTTAGGATAACCTAGTGCCTTGTATGTATCTCTCGCATCGTTCTTGTAACTTAGACCTAGCCTCCTAGACAGTTCACTCCTTGTCTGCTGTGATTGGAAGTTAGCAATCAGAATATTCTTAGTTTCATCTGTTAAGAGGTCAAACCTCCCATTGCCATTACTGTTGGATTTGCCGTTTGTCTTAATCCTCCTTTTGTTTACTGCTGTTGTTCTTTTCATCTAAAACTGTCCTTTATAAATTTATCCTCTTTCTCTATACGTTCTCTTTCAGTTCTTCCTTTATGTAAGCAGTAATTGCAGAACCACCATAACCCAAACACAAGGAGGGTTATCTCAATATATATCATACTTGTTTCCTCTTATAACCTTTATGACCCTTCTTCATTAAGTCTATGAACTCTCTTTGCATAACATAAAATAATTGAGTTATTGGGCTGGATGTATCCTCTACATCAACCATATATATCTCAAAATCTGAATCCTCCCTTGGTCTATAAATATAATAGGCAGTCCTGTCTCCCACTCCGATAAACATCACCCTCGTATGCTTACTGAACACTATAGTATTCTTATTGGCAAAGCAGAGAGCATAGTGGAAGTGTTCTGTACTGCACTCGAATGGACTATCACCTATGAACACATTTGTAAAACTGATAACCTCCTGCATGTTCTTTGATACATGGATACACTTGTCATCTGCTACAACAGAAGAAGTAAATAAGAAGATAGTAAGCAATGAGGCAGCCAAGAGTTTCTTCAATTAGACTGTCCCCTCCATCAATCTCTCCTCCACCCATTTCAAGTCCATCCTTAAATAAGCCAACCGCACATTGTCCTTCTCTCCTTCAATCTTTGCTTCCAGCTCTCCCTTCTGCTTTAAAAGAAACCTATGCTTGATCTGATTCTTGTTTGTAAGTTTGCTTAGTTTATTTACCATACCCCATACCTCGCCTTCTTAGCTGTTAGTTTATTAAAGCCTCCTGCACTAGCATCTACGTCATCCTTCTCTTTACCTACAGGAAACGATTCATGGTTACTAAGAAACCCTCTATTCCATTCTGCTTTCAATATAGATACGTTTCCTATTTCTACCTGATTAGCATACGGCTCAGCCCTCACTTCCTTAGCCCCTGTTACCTTATCTGCCTTTACCCTGAAGCCAGCGAGATTCTTGATAGTTGATTCAGCTGATTCTTTTCCTCCACTCCCAGGCTCTTGTTCTACCCAGACCGTAACCTCCTTGCCATCTACTTGTGCTGTCTGCTTTATAATAGCCTCCCGCTTCCCTGCACTCCATTGCCCTTTAATGACATCTGCCACCAAAAAGCCTCCATCACTCATCACATGCATAAGCACTCCTGCTGTATAACAACCACCACCCTCTGTACCTGCCTTATCCCAATACCTCACTGACCTGACTATGTGATGCTTGTTTATCGCATTAGCTATCTTTATCTTATCTACCTGAAACATACCTCCACCCCTAGGGGCAGGTCGCTGTTGTAACTGTCCAGCTATTGCATACTCAGAAACTAAATCCTTCTTTAATGTATCCAATGCCTCCCTACCATACAGCCCCTCCCACAGTGGTTCGTATTCATCTTCTCTAGGGTCTTCAAATCCTATATTGGTAAAACACTTTCTATCTTTCTCATACTCCGCTGGTAACATAAGATGCACATAACCTAACTCTTTTGCTAAGATATGTCCTGTTAAATCATTCTCATGTAACCTTTGCATCACTATAATCTTCCTCCCTGTATTAGGATTATTCAATCTTGTACTCATTACTTCATCCCACCACATTAAAACCCCATTCCTCTTTATCTCTGACTCTGCTTGCTTTACATTGTGAGGGTCATCCACTACTATATAGTCTCCTCCTTCACCTGTTGCAACTCCATCTACACTTGTTGATAATCTATATCCTGTCTTGTCGTTCTCAAATCTAGTCTTCTGGTTTTGGTCTGTTGTTATCGTATATCTATCTGACCACCTTGCTTGATACCATAGGGATTGAATTAATCTCCTACACTTGAGGGAATCCCTTGTGGATAAGTCTTGTGCATAAGAACTGAATAGCCATCTGGAAGAGGGGTCGTTAATCCAAACCCAAGTTGGAAAGAAAACTGAAACCGCTAATGATTTCATGTGCCTAGGAGGTATGTTTATAATTATGTTTCTGATGTCTCCCTTGAAGACTGCCTCTAAGTGATCGCATATAGCATCTAAGTGCCAACCCGATATGAATGGAGTAGTTGGTTCAAGTACACTCCATGCCTGTTCAATATATAGCCTGAGGGATACCTCCGCCCCTGCTATCTTTATCAAGTCCTCCGAAACAATTCTAGTTCTGTCCTGAGGTTGATAGTCTTCTGTTGAGCTCAATAATTGTGTCTGCACCTAACTTCTCCTTTAGAGCTGCGACATCTACTTTAAGTTCTGCGTTTTCTATATTATTATTGATCTTGAAATTGAAGTTGTTCGATTCTTTAATCATCCCATTGTACTTCATCAGGGAGTCTATTGCTTTCTGTCTATTGTAGAATTTAATCTTAGTTGTTCTGCCTGTGTGTACTCTGTTGGAGCCTGTCCCTTCGTATAACTCTTCTATTTCTAAAGCCTCTATCGCTGACTGTTGGGCGATGTTTAAATTGTTCATTCCCTTGAATGCACCGTTTTCATCATAGAACCCTCTAACGTCTACAAAAGCTATCTTCATTTGTTCTGCTAAGATTGATTCATTCTTTAAATCAATGGATTCAAATAAGGATTGGAGTTGGCTATCTATCTCCCGAATAACATTAGGTCTTGCTAGGAACTTACTACCCTCAGCCCTTGCTGATGCTTTTGAGATATCTGGATGAAGTGCGTGATATGCTTCTCCAGCATTGAAACCGTTTATGTAAACACTAACAAAGAGGGCTAACTGTCTAGCCTCCTTTGCCCCTACCTTTGCCCCTGTCTTCCTAGAAGGTGCTTTCTTCCGCTTAAATGACTTGCTTGATTTCTTCGTCTCCATGCATAGATTAGACCACATAGAGACATGAAAATCAAAGGTTTTTTTCGTGTGTAACCCCTTATATCTAAAGGACTTAGGACAACAGGCAATATTTCTTCTGTTTGTTTGTTGCGTTTGTAGCGTTTCAATGCTACAATACACACTGTTCTTTGAAGTTTAGTTTTAGTTGTAAAGCTTTTATTAGTTGGTGTAGCCAATGCATTGGGACACAGGGAGGGCTTACTGAAGCCGATACCTAACACTGACCAACTTAACGAAAGCGGTCAACTAT